TTGCCGAATGGTCTCGGCCTTCATGTTCTCAAGGTCCAGGCCACGCTCGGTGAACATAGCCAGCATCTTGGCTACCTGAGTGGCCTTGATACCACCAGACATCGCACGCACCCGTTCGGCAATGTCTTCCTCCAACGCACGCACGACGCCGAATGCCTTGCGCACCAACGGCAGGTCCACGGGCAAGCCACGGTCATTCATGACCATGTCCAGGATGAACATGCGACGCTGACGCGGTATCAGGTCCGGGAGCGCTTCGTGCAGGGCTACCTCGCCGCGAACGTCCTGCTGGCAGTACTCGACGAACCGTTGGAACCGGGTGTCTTGCTCAGGCAGGATACGGGTGCGCGCATCCTTCTTCGTGGGCTTGCGTGGCTTGCAGAACACCTGGATGAGCTTGGCACCCTCAGCGTCCTTCTCGACGCCCATGTCCAGCGCCTTCAGCGCTTTCTCCAGGCTGCGGGGTAGCCCGGAGGCTGCTGCCTTGGCTGCGGTGCATACCCACTGCGCGTCACTCACGGGGGGCAAACCGGGGTGCTGCCGTGACAGTGCCCAGCGCCACACGCAGCGCTCAAAGGCTGCGTTGTGGGCACCTAGCCTACCCTTGCCCCTAACCCACGCCACCAGACGTGCTGGCGGAGGTTCTTGCCTAGGCAACCACACCTCCGGGTCCGGCATGCCGGGTAGCTGCCACGCACAGATGAGTACTTCACAGCTTGGGTGCCTCGCGTAGCGGTGCGCACCTACCTTGCGAACGTCTAGCTCACAGTAGGTCTCGAAGTCGATGTGCGCGATCTCTAGGTCGACAGGGGTGTCAGTCACAGCTTCTTCGCTCCAGCTTCCAAAGCAGGTTGATAGCAGTCACCGTGTACTCGGCGCTGATGCTCGTCACCCAGCACGAGTCTGAAGTAGAACAGCCCCTGACCCTTGCCAGGGGCTCGTTGCAGCTGACTGCCGCAGTGCCAGCAGAACGACGGAGCGCCGCTGCCTTGCTGCATCTTCTTGTGGCTCATCACGTTGCTCCTAATCGAACCTTCGGCCCTGAGGCATGCACCGTCAGGGCCGAAGGAGGGTTGATGCCGCCGGTGCGTCAGGCGCGCGACACCGTCATGCCGAGGACCTTGCTGGCGCTCAGCTCGAGCGCGATGGGGGCGTCTTCGCGCTTGGCCAGCGCGTACAGCACGGGACGCAGCTTGCGGGTCGTGATGTTGGCCTTGGGCAGCGAAACGGCCAGTTCAGCGGCGAGGTCCTTGCTGTTCACGGGCTTGGCCTTGGCCGACTTGAAGCGGGCGATGATGGCTTCGTACATGGCTTCACGCTCGCCGGGGGCGAAGTGCACGGGTTCCTTCGCGGGCTTCTCGGCGGGCTCGGCCTTCTTCGCAGCAGCCTTCTTGGCAGGTGCAGCAGCGGGTTCGGCCTCGGCCTTCTTGCCCTTCTTCGCAGCCGGTGCAGCAGCGGGTTCAGCGGCCTTCTTGCCGGTCTTCTTGGCAGCGGGGGTGCCGGTGCCCAGCAGGTCTTCGATGTCGTCTTTCTTGGCCATGATGTCTTCCTTGAGGTTGCAGGTGGTGCCTCAGAAAACCCTGAGGCGCGGTGTGCTCAGTCAGAGCAGTTCGTCGATGTCGTCTGCCTTGCCACGACGCGGTGTCGTCTTGCCAGCAGCGGGCTTCTTGCGTGCCGGAGCGAAGTCGTCTTCGGCGCTGGGGTTGCCCGACAGCCTTTCACCGTCGCCCAGCTTCTGCACGTTGATCAGGTAGAAGGCCACGCCCTTGGACTCATTGTCGTACGCGAACGCACGGCAGCTGACACGGGCCTTCATGCCGCTGTAGATGTCCGACTTGTCCATGACCGGCTCGGCGTCAGCGTCGACGACACCGGGCTTGTCGCTGGACTTGAAGCCCACGTGGACGCCACCCTTGTTGCTGGCGAACGGCTCACGCGGCTCACCGGTCTCGTCGTCTTCGGCCTTGTCGTCGTTGTCCATGAAGGGCCAATTCATCTTGCCCTTGTTGACCAGGTCCATGAAGCGTGCGCCGAACTTCTCCTTGCCGACACGCTCAGCTTCCGCCTCCATTTCGGAGACGTCCGTCTTGCGGTTGAACACCAGTGTGATCTGGTACTTGGGGTCACCCTTCGGCTGGCCCTTGGCGTCGGTGCGCTGCTTCGGCTGAAAGATGTTGACGAAGCACGCAGTGCCTTCGGGGGTGTGGAGCTTGTTGTTGCGAGTGGCCATGATGTTCCTTGAAGATGGCTTGGAGGGGTGGTAGGTGTGCTGCGCGTGATGGCTACTCTGCAGCCGGTGGCGGTAGCCTTGTCTAACCCGTACTCGGGGTCACGCACAGCACGGGGTCAAGTGTCAGGGTTCTGGTGAACCTTCGCTTGCTTTGGTGATGGTGGGCTTGCGGTCGGTGTAGCCCAGCACTGGCTGAAACGGACTGGTGAAGTCCTCGGCTGCGCTGCCTCGTGGCTTCTTGGGCCACAGCTTCTTGGCCTTCAGTGCGTCCTCAGCCTGAGCCGGGGACAACAGGTTGACCGAGTATCGTTCCTTCGTGGCTAGCCCGAGCTTGGCCAGCAGCGTATTAGCCTGCTCTTCGTCTGTCCAGACCCTGCGTGCATTGGTCCAGTCAGCTTCGTACCCTGGGATGACGACCCCCGCGTGTACCTGCTCGATGGCGTGTGCCTTGACAGCGTTGCCAATCTGCTCAATGGTCTTGAGTAGTCCGAGCAGATTAGCGACTTGCGCGGGGGTCAGCTGTTTTGGGTCTTTCACCTTGAAGTCCTTCTGTGCTGCTGCCTGCACCATCTGGTACTGCGCTGGGCAGCGACCATCCGCAGCGCAATATCGGCAGTGATCGCCAGCAAGCCTAGGCGCGTCGCTAGCGAGCGCAATAGGCACCACAGGACGCACCACGACATCAACCCACTGCACTAGCTGAGTATCGGTCATGGTGGCTTCCTGCACGGGCTTGCGCTTCGGTAGCCGAGGCTGTACCACGACCTGCCGATACCGTCGGTAGCCACCCCGTGCCTGACGCATGCCGAGCGAGTACAGCCGCAGCTGAGTGTTCGCCTTGACTGACACGCTGATGCCGACCCCGTGCTTGTAGTCGAGCGCCACCAGTTCAACCGGGTAGTTGTCGATGATGATGTCACTCGTACCGAACGCATTGGTGTCGGAGGTGCCGATTGACTTGCCGTACTTGACCGGCTGCTCGGGCAGCACACGGGCCTTCGGGTTGTTGGTGAGGTAGGACTTGACGTAATCGAGCGCGTACCCGACACCGTCAGCCATGTCCTCGGTGATGGGCATGTGGCCCTCTTCGAGGATACAACCTAGGTACCGGGTAGGCTCGTCGTCAAGACGAAGGCACAGTTCCAGCAGCGCATGCGCCGATGTGCCCTCTAGCGCATACGACGACTGGGTGTGCTTCTTGGAAGCGTTGGCTTCAACGCTCCCAGGGCACACCAGCCACCGATGGCTAGAGCTTGGGCTGAGCTTCGCGTGCTTCATGCGGTTGCTTGCCATAGAAGCCCCGTGCTGTGTACACCTGCACGGTGAGAGCAACGGGCTTCAGCTTGAACAACCAGAAGGATTGCTCCTTGGTGCTCAGCTGGCTCAGGGTGGGCCGAGGCCCTCGGTTGTGGTGTGCCATACGACCCCTGATTACAGCAGGGCGTCGTCGCCGTCGGTGTCCGGCATGGCCGCTTCATACGCGGCGATGGCCGCAGCGTAGTTGGCTTCGTCCATGTCGCTCGGCTTGCCCAGCTTCTTCATGAGCTTCATGTACGCGGGCTTGTCGGCGTCGATCAGTGCGCTGGCCGCAGCGGTGACATCCTCCAGCGTGGGACCGGCCTTCTTCGCCGTCTTCTTCGCTGCCACCTTCTTCGCGGGCTTGGCCGGTTCCGGCTCGGTCTCTTCTTCAGCGATCAGCTCGTCGATCTTCTCGACCAGTTCGGCGTATTGCGATTCGTCGACGTCGCCGAGCTTGGCTGCGCCGACCGATTCGAGCGCCGACACCATCACGTCCTTGCCCTTGGCCGCGACCAGTTCCTTCAGCTTCTCGCGGACGTCGTCTTCGGTCAGCTCCGCGCCTTCTTCAGCTGCTCCTGCTGCCACCTTGGCAGGTGGCTTGCCAGCGGGCTTTCCGCCAGTCTTGCCCTTGCCGCTTGCAGTTCCGCCACCACCCCCGGCAGCGCGAAAGGTGCCCGACAGCGCGATCATGACCTGCGCCAGTTCGTCCAGCTGGTCAGCGACCTTGTTCATGTCCAATTCCATGGTGTATCTCCATACGTGGTTGATTGCCTCAGGACCCCTGAGGCGCGGGATGCTCAGTGTGGCTTACTTCTTGGCCGTCTTCTTCGGAGTGGGCTTGACCGGAAGATTCACCTTGCCAGCAGCGGTAGCCACCTTCTGCTCAAGCGACTCCTTGGGCTCACTTGAGGCAACAGTCAGGTCAGGCATGAGCGCCAGCAGCACGCGGGCTTCAGGCCAGATCATGCGAATGAACGTGCTCTTCTCATCACCCATCAGCGCCTTGAACCCGTCGGCCAGCAGCTGAGCGGCGGTCACCTTGGGCTTCTTCACAGCCTTGTCCGAAGCGGACTTGCCCTTGCCAACCAAGATGTCGTCGTCGTCAATGTCTTCGTCGCCATCGCTACCGTCGGTATCACCGGTCGGCTGATTAGCGTAGGCACCTGGGCCGAGGGTGACTTGACCTTCCTTGCCCGTGCGGGGTGCTTGGTTGAACACGCTGTTCGGACCCGTGGGTGTTTCGTCCTGCTTCGCGGGGGCACGCAGCAGACCAGCGTCGGCCAGTTCTTCCTTGAGCATGCCACGGGTGAAGTCGGAGTCGTCTTCGATACGCTTGATCAGCTTGGCGTTCTTGCTGTCCAGCGTCTTGAGCACCAGGGTGACGACTTCGTTGCTGATACCCAGCTTACGGCAGACATCACGCTGGGTCAGGTTGTGGTCGCGATGCAAGCGTGCACCGACCAAGGCCCGTTGCAGGCTGCTCAGCTTGCGCCGCAGCACGTTCACACTGGCGATGTAGCCAGCGGGGTCCTTGCCTGTGTATTCGATCGTCTTGAAGGGCGTGCCGGTCTTCTGCCCTGCGCGGTAGCGGTGCCACCCATCCAGCACCTTCCCTTCGTACAGCGTCACAGGCATCAGGATGCCGCGCTGCTCAACGTCCTCACAGAATGCAGTGAACTCGGGTTCGTCCATGCCCCCCGGCATGAGCGTGGCGGCGATTGGGTGCTGCTCGTAGGTGCCGATGATGGATTCGGTGCGGTCTTTAGCCATGATGGTCCTCTGATGTCCTTGGGTTGTGGTGTGGTCTCGGGAGGTGCGTGGCGGCACCCGGTGGTAGTTTAGCGCGCCCAACGGGAACGCAACTCGATGCGGGTCACGGCTAGTCGTCCCAACGGTGTTTACGGTTGCGGAAGGGTCGGCTGCGTCGCTGAGCATGGCCAGTGAGACCGATCAGCAGGGCTGCTATGAGCACCCCTAGGAAACGGGTGAACGCGCGCACGCTGCGCTCCTTACAGGTGGAAGTAGCCGTGGACGATGAACCAAGCAGCAGCCTCGATAGCGTCAGCCTTCTTCAGCTGGCCTTCGTGGCTCAAGCCACCCGGTGAGTCGGCGGTGCAGTGCTCGGTAGTGCAGCCAGCTACCCCCCACCCGCTTCCACCCTTGAAGTGAGTGATCCATGCCTTGCGGCCGAACGAGGGGTCCACTGGTTCGTAGTAGACCTGGGTCATGCTGCCGACGACCAAGGGCTTGCCCTTGACGCGGACCCGCTTGTCGTGGGGGACGATGTTGCGCATGACTTAGGCACCCAGCAGACGCAGAGCTTCGGCCAGCTTGGCTTCGACTTCAGCCAGATCACCGACGTACCCGTAGTTCCGAGCGTCTTTGGCTTGCTTGGATGCATGGGCGGTGAGTGCTGCTGCGAGCTTCACGCCTTGAGCTTCAACTTTGGCGCAGAGGGCTTGGTACTGAGCATCGGCGGTGGTGTGGCGCATGGTGTTCTCCGGTGGTGGGCTGCTGATGTGTTCATTTTCGTGGAAGCCAGGAAGTTTCCAAGACCCTTCACATCAGTACGGTATCACAAAGGCAGCAGTTCGCCGAACTCGGAGCACACCTGCACCTCGTAGAAGGTACCTATCACAGTGCTGTCGGAGGTGGCGACCCAGGTGCTGAACGTCTGGTCAGCCGGGTCCAGCTGGAAGCTGGCGTCGGGGTGGCTCTCGCGGATGGTGGCTTGCCACTGGTGCAGGTTCATCGAGTGCTCCTAGTTGAAGCTGGTATTGTCCGGGGGCAGCAGGGGGGCTCCCTAGACCCCCTAAAGGGTGTGGCTAGAAGGCCACGAAGCCCAAGCGGGCGAAGTTGATGGCGCACTGCTCGGCGCTGTACGGCAGCTTCTTCTCATCGACGCGGATGGCGTACACCAGGGGAATGAAACGACGGTCTTCTGCGTTGGGCTTCATGCCGCCCCGACGCTGCTCGACAATCTGGATGTTGAAGACCACACCCTGCTCAATGTAGCTGGCCAGTGTCTTCCCGACCATCTGCTGCGCCATCTCAGGCGAGCCGTAGTGCTTGACGTAGTTGAGATCGAAGCCGACTTGGGTGTGCATGGTGGTCTCCTAGGGGTGGGTGGTAGCGGGTGGCTTAGGCCGAGTACTTGCGGCTGAAGGCGCGCACAGCGATGGTCCAGCCGTTCTTGCGAGCGGTGCGGACGCAGCAGACGACCGGGGTGCCGTCCTGCTTGAAGGCACCGACCGGGCGAGCACGGCGACCGTCGAACATGACGTTGCCAGCGTGCTCTTCAGACACAACGATGGTGGGGACCAGCTTGACTTGGGTGGTGGTTGCTTGCATGGTAGGCTCCGGGTGGTTGAGGCGCAACACTGTGTTCCGCCATGACTGAATGTTCGTGGAGTTCTACGATGTTCACAAGACCCTACGTTCCGATAAGGTATAGACGAAAAAGAGCCCCCTGCAGTCGGAGGACCGGAGGGGGCTGGAAGAGGGCTCTTGTAGAGCTTGCTCAGGAGGAGACATGAAAGGTGCGCACCTAGCAGGGCTACCGGGGCCAACCCACGGACCATCAGAGAACCACCACTGGAGAGACCACCCTGTAGCCCGGTAGCCACCCCGCTAGGTGCGCAGCCGCAGTGTAGCGTAGCCCTGCTAGGCTTACAGATACCGATGGTACCCCCTGGAACCGGTTCCAGGGGTGCATGCCCTGGACAATGAGCCTCCCCATCAACAACCATACAGGAGCACCACCGTGAGGACCGTAGTCGATACCATACGTGCGCTAGCTAGCGCGCACATGACCAAGACTGGCACGTTGCCTGAGAACCTGTACCTAGGCGAGTCCGAGCGCACGGCGATGCGGATGCTTGGCCAGCCGATTGTCCACTACCCTGATCCCGAGGACCGCTTCGTCACGCGGCACAAGTGGGAGAACATGGAAGTGTTCTACGTCCTGGCACCGCACCATCTCGCAGTCGCATGACAACCACACCGTACAGCTACGTCACCAGGGGCGGCGTGAGCAACACCCGCGTACTGATAGCCGCTGAAGGTACGCTTGAAGGGCTCGCTGCTGGCTCCAAGCCCATCCAGCTGGATACCACCAGTATCGCGTATCACAACGGCACCAAGCGCGAGCGCGGTGACACGAAGAAGCAGCTGCCCTACTTCGTGGGCGGCATCATCAACGGAAAGCGTCACGATGACAACGTCACAGCCCGAACCCTGCTCACACTCGACGTTGAGCAGGGACCTAACGATGCTGCTCCGCCACCCAGTCCTGAGCGTGTCAGCGAGCTTCTTGAGTCTCTCGGCGGCGCTGGATGGGTGTACACAAGCCTTTCACACGTACCAAGCAGCCCTCGCTACCGCGTCGTCTTGCCTCTCGGCAAGCCCATCACAGGCACGAGCGAAGAGATGCAGGCTGCGCTACAGGCATCAACAGTCGCAGCGGCGAAGAAGCTGGGCATTGAAGCATGGACGAAGCCTGAGTCCTGGGTTCTGTCCCAGCCTATGTACCTACCAGCACGGCTCAAGGGTAGCCGCTACTACACCAGCACCCACACAGGCAAGTCATGGAGTGCGGTTCGACGAGTACACGCCGACAGACTACGAGAAGATGGATCTGGCGATGAACGAGATGTGGACAAAGTACCTGCTCCCATCCCAGATGAGAAGCCTGACGAAGTCCTCAGTGCCCTGAAGGTCGCTGGCATGTACCTGGGTGCCCACGCACGGCACAAGGGCATGCACAACATCAGGTGCCCGTACCACGACCAGCACGAGACAGAGAACGACAGCAAGACGGTCTACTACGAAGCCAACTACGACGGCAACCCGCGTGCTGCGGTCAAGTGCATGAGCACCAGCCACGACACGCTGACGTATGCTCGGCTCGTACACTGGCTACGCGAACAGGACCTACTGACCCAGGACCAGCAGGAGAAGGTGGGTGTCCTAGATGACGATGAGACGTTCATATCCAAAGCAGATCTGGCGTCCTTCCTGGCCACGGAGCCTGTGCCCCGTGAATGGTCTGTTGAGCAATTCGCACCAGTAGGCAAGGTGACCGTCATCGCTGGTCCAGGTGGCGTGTCCAAGTCCATGCTGGCGCTGCATATGCTCATGTACGCGGCCATCGGCAAGTCGTTCGGTCCGTTCCAGGCCAGCGCGCCACTGAAGAGTCTGTACGTGTCCTACGAGGACGACAGGCAAGAGATGCACAAGCGGGTACACAGGCTCGTTGACGAGCTATCCCACCTGGACGATGGAGTGTACGATGCACTCTACGACATCAAGGGCACGCTGTCCAAGAACCTGCTCATGTACGCTGCTGACGACGACGCGGCCTCCTGGCTGCTGCTGACCAAGCCTGATAGGTTCAGCCCGCCAGAGCGCACTGCACGCGTCGAATGGCTGATAGGCATGCTCAAGCGCAACAAGATCCGGCTGCTCATGCTGGACCCTGCTGTGTACACGCACCAGCTGGAGGAGAACAACATCGCCGACATGGCCACCTTCATGCAGACGCTCACCTCGCTGGCCAAGCACGCTCAGTGCGCTGTCGTGGTCATCCACCACATGTCCAAGGCAGCAGGGTGGATGTCGCTTGACGACGTCAATCAGGCCAGCCTACGCGGTGCGTCCAGCTTCGCCGACAACGCACGGTCAGTCGGAGTAGTCGTCAGCATGCCGGTCAAGGACGCGGCCAACTACGGGCTACCCGTGGAGCACGCCACGGTCGGCCAGTACGCGGTATTCAAGCACGTCAAGCACAACTACAGCGCATCGTTGGGAACGCATGTATTCGAACGCAAAGGAGCACTCCTCATGCCACGCCCAGACATCGTCAAGCTGGACGCCGTCCAGCTGCAGGAAGCCAAGGCCCGTCAGGTGGAACAGTCGGAGCAGTTCAGGGTCATGTCCTCGGCTGCTGCGGTGCTACGCTTCCTGGAGGAAAGCGACGACTTCGTCAGCATGTCGCAAATTGTCACGGGGGCACGCGTCCACAAGCGGCGCATCCGTGAGCTGATGCAGGAGTACGCGGACCACGACTGGGTGGAGGAGGAGGCTGGCGCACGGGGTGCAGCGACCTTCCGTATCACCCCCGTGGGTAGGGGCTGGCTCCAGGCCCGCGAAGCTGCGCTGGGCTCCAAAGCGTAGGCGCAATCGTGACCGGTTCCTTCAACTCGTTCCATGGAACCGATTGGAGGAACATCTAAAGCATCAGACAACCGGTTCCATGGTAGGGGGGTTTTTAAACCCCTACCCGGAACCGGTGGATGCGTTGCCGCTTGTGCATAGGCTTGCTAGGCTCTTGCGTCATTGAGAGCTTCGTTTGTCACCGGAACCGGTCGTGATTAGCGGCACCGGTTCCCTCCATGACGCTGTGACGGTGCCAGCACAGGCATGCAGGGGTACGCTGGGTAGTGGGTGATCAGAAGCACGTAGTCCGCCGCTCAATGTCGTGGGGTCTCTGCACACCCCCACATGCACGGGCAAAGTTCCCGGCGTCGCCTCTCATGCACTCACTCCATCACATGGTCACCAAAGCCCCTCCGAAGAAGCAGCCTCAGCGAGCAGCACGCAAGCGCTCGCAGAAGATCGCTGCTGGCACCACCGAACCCGGTGTCACTGGCATGGCCGGTGCGCGATCCATCAAGGTGGCCGACGAGATAGCTGCTGGCAAGCGGAACATACCGGAAGAGCAATACGACGATCTGCCTCCGAATGCCACACCGCTGGACATCTTGATCATGGCTATGCGTCGTGCCTACCTGCTGGGGGGCAGCATCGCTGCTGCACCCTACGCCGAGAAGGCCGCACCCTACCTGCACGGCAAAATCAGCAGCATCGAACTGAAGAACCCGCTCGGGGGTGGCGCTGCTCCTGGCGAGTCCGGCAAGCCCATCCCGTTCCGCATTGAGTTCGTCGACCCTCCTGCACCGAAGGACACCCCATGACCGAGACCCTTGGTCAGAAGCGTTGTCGCTTCAGTCTGATGATCGCTAATCTCCTGCTGTACATGAAGTCGCAGGGCTACGACGGCGCACTGGACCAGGTCAAGCGCACGCAGGTGGAAGCCAACGTGAACGCTGCGTCTGGCGCAGGCATCTCGAACAGCCTGCACCTCCTCGGCCTTGCGGCAGACATCAACCTCTACAAGAACGGCACGTACTTGCCACTGTCGTCGGACCATCTGCAGTTCGGCGTGTGGTGGGAGGCTCAAGGTGGGTCGTGGGGTGGCCGGTTCAGCAAGCCTGATGGCAACCACTACTCGCTGATGCATAACGGGGTGCGCTAGGCATGGGTGCTGCAGACCTTGCCCTGTGGCGTGCAACCCGCGCTGCCCATGACCTATACCCACACCTAGCCACAGCCCCACCACCCACGCCCCGGGAGCTTCCTGCACCGCTGCTGCGGCTCCCGCGCAAGCTGGAGCGCATGTTCCAGCGGTCACGGTACAAGATCGTCAAGGGTGGGCGTGGCGGCGCGAAGTCGTGGGGTTTCGCGAAGATCCTGCTGACGATGGGTGCCGAGCGTGAGCTCCGCATCCTGTGCGCACGCGAGCTACAGGTATCTATCACGGAGTCAGTGCACAAGCTACTCAGCGACCAAGTAG